CCGATAGTACGCGCAGTAGACGTACCAATTAAGAGCCTGCCGCTGGCATCAACGGTGATTCGCTGAGCCCCATTAGTTGCTACCGCTACTTGGTCTGCCCCTGGGCTATAGATGCCGGTGTTGGTGTCGCCGGTGAAAGTAAGCGAAGGGGCCGCTGCGCTACCCAAAGGGTTAACAAGAGCACCAGTAAGGGTACCACCAGTAAGATTTAGCTTTTCATCAGTTAGTTCTTGAACAGCATTTTGAACATTAGTAGCTGCAATTGTGCTGTAAGGCGTAAAACTAATATTGACTGCATCACCAGGAACATAAGCAGCAACCCAAGCAGTTCCTGTATAAACTCTCATAATTGAGAGTGTTGTGTTGAAATAAATGTCACCAGCGTTTAGGGGATCTCCATCGTTATCTACAGTTGGATCGCTAGCTTTTGAACCAAGGTAACGATCATCAAAACTGTCAAAAGCAGCAAGAGCAGAGGCAGCAGAACTAGCAGCACTTGTTGCACTAGTTGCTGCGTTAGTTGCACTGGTAGAAGCGTTAGACGCAGATGTAGACGCGCTAGAAGCTGATGTAGAAGCGTTAGAGGCTGAAGTACTGGCAGATGAAGCCGAACTTGCCGCTGCACTTTGAGAAGCAGAAGCTGCAGAAGCACTTGTAGAGGCGTTAGAGGCACTAGTAGCGGCAGCAGAAGCGCTAGCAGCTGCAGCAGTTGCAGAGGCACTTACAGAACCAACGTTGGTATCTACATAAGCTTTGGTAGAAGCGTCTGTATTAGAAGTTGGTGTTGCAAGGTTTGTAACTTTAAAGCCACCCAAAGACAGGGCAGCTTGCATTGCTTGAGAGCCGTCTCTCAACACAACAGTTGCGTTATTGGTTGTAATTTTACTGTCTACACGGTTATCAATAGCTCCTGTTGTAGCAGTATGCGCGTTATCAGAAGTCCAAGTTTCACTACTACCAATAAAACCAGCAAGAGCACTTAGGTCGCCAGTACCAGTGGTTAAAGCACCATAAGTATCTGAAAACTCTTGAAGACCATAACGAATCTGGTTATCAGCGTTATTAAGGTCTTGAGCCGTTAATGTTGATCCAGCTGTATAAGTAACAGTTGCATCAGCAATATCAGTAACACGAGCAATTACTACACTTGCTCCACTTACTGATGTATTCAGAACAATAGAAGTACCAGCAGTATTAAAGGTGTAATCAGTTGTAAGTGTTTTTAAAACACCGTTAACAGTTACTGAAATATCTGATTGACGCAAATAAGGAATAGGATCCCCACTGCTGTTGGTAAGGGCAAACGTTGTACCAGAAGCGCTGGTATAGGTAATAGATGCGTAAGCCATTACTGAGAAATCCCCATGCGGTTGTTAAGAATCATTTGCTTCATTTCAGGGGGAACTTTGTACCGTTGACCGGGAAGGTCACCCATCAAAAATTGCTCCTTAGCTATAGTCTTTATTGTATCTATTTTGTTCTTTAAAATATTACGCCGTTCATTTTTTTCTCGATTCCAATCAGCATTAGTTGTACCCAAAGGGCCCATTTTAAAGGGGCTGTCCAAACTTGGATGTTGAAGATACTCTTTACTAGTAACAAGATCTTTAAGAATTCCGTACATTCCTTTATATGATTTTTGAGTATCAGGATCATAATACTCAACTTCACTATTTAGAAAATGATTAAAATTATTTACTATTTTGGCGTTAATACCAACACCATCGCTATAAAAAAGATCCTTTTTACCAGGAGGTGGTTGTAGGGTAGTAACTATTTCTTTGGCTACCACATCATTAAGGTTGTCAGGAAACACCCAGTAACGACCCAAAACAGCGTTAAGTGCCTGCCATTTGCCTGCGTGACGAGCATTAACAGTTGTTCCTGGTTTGCCGTACCAAAGGGCTTTTCGAGAAAGCTCTCGGTATTCGGGGTCATTAGAAAGAACAGAAACAAGACCTTCTGTTAAAAGCATGAGTCCTGAATACTCACTAGATGAACCAAGAGCACCAAAAGCAGTGTTAACAATATCGCTGCCTAAATCTTCAAGATTTACATCCCCTTTAGTTGGCTCTTTACGTTTAAAAAATGAATTTAAATCATCAGAAAATTGAGTAACAGGACTTGCTGGTTTACGGGGATCAATGCTTTGAACAACTGTTTTACGAAAATTAAGATAAGGATCGCCAGCTTTAGCTATTGATTCAGCTAACAATTTTTTCAAACGAGTTATATCTCCATCTGCAGCAGATTTTAAAGCAGTAATAGTTTTATCAAAACCAGCAAGCGAGGGAGTATCAAGAAGTGTTGAAGCAAGGGTAGTTGTAGCTAATTGAAACAAACCGCTTGTATCGTTTTCTGGCAAAAATTGTTGATAATCTCTCATAGTGGCTTGAAAAGCTATTGCAGTACCAATAAGTGAGAAGTAACGATAAGGCAGAGTTACTCCCATAAAATTCCAAGTATAGGGTTCTACACCACCTTCAGTTTCCCTATAAGTGTTATTAAGACCACCAGTAATTTCTTGATTACCATCGCGAACTAGGAAATATATAAGTGTTTGAATACCAGTAGCCATTGCTAAAGCACCTGCAGCTTTACCTCTTACGTTTACGTCACTGCTCATATATTTACTTTCAAAATCAATAACGTTTTTACGAACAGAAGCTGGCAATTGATCTACTACTTGTTGAGGCAGAGTTTTACCGGCTGTAGACAATCCAGCTCTAACAAGATCCGCACCGGCTGTAAGTATGTCGGTACCATACGCAAGTTGTATGCCACGTTTAATTCCGTTAATTGGAGAAGTAATAATTGGAAAAATATCCCTAGCAAAAAGTCGAAGAGGAAGACTTTTACTCTCTTTTAACGTATTAAGCAATGATGTAACATCTCCACCAAGACCCGTAAGCTCTTCAGTAAGGTTTACAGCACGGGTAAGTTCAAGAATTTGATTATCTAAAACTGAATAGCCAATAGTTTTCTGATCAAAGCCAGCTTTAATTGGTTTATACATTTCAGAAAATTCTTTATCTAATTTTTTTGCAATAAGTTGTGAACGATCTACGCTATCACTAATTAATCCTTCAGCAATTTGTTCGTCTATTTCACCAACAACGCGAGCACGAACACTGGCGTTAGCAAAGAGAGCTGTAGACAACTCATCAGCAGAAGCAAGTAATTGATTTACACCAGTTAAATTTACAGTTTCGCCTCCTGGGTAGTAACTTGTTTTTCCTACTCCCAGTCCACGCAAAACTGTTGTAGTTGCACCAAGTGTCTTACCAATAACGCTGCGTTTAGCCCAAGCCTCACCAGGCATAAAATAATCGTGAAAAACTTTAGTCATTACACGTCCTTTATTAAGAACGTCAAAAAGTCGTTCGTTTTCTTCACTACGATCTATTACGTAATTAAAGAAAGGTGTTTTGATACTGGTAGCTGAAAGATCTTGAGAAATAGCTTCTTCGCGACGAAGACTGCTACTATTTTGCAAATTATATGCAGCTCTACCTGCTGCAACCGGGTCGGTAATAGATTTGCCAAATACAAAACTGTTATAAGTAGTTTCAAAAGCGTCGCCAATAACATATCTAAGTTGCCTTAAAACATCAAAACTCCATTTAACATCTTTAAAATTTTCTGCAGCTATTTTGTTTTTACCAAGCAATTTAGCTATTGCTCCAAAAGAGCCCATCATTACACCTCTTCCGACTAATGTTAAAGCAGTTTCAGGAATAGCTTGAATAGGAACAGAAGATATCATTGCAAGACTACTTAGAGGAGAACCAACTTGAATGCGAGCTAGAACAGCATCAGCAGTTAGTTCAAGTTCCTTAAGTTTTTCAAGATCACCTTGACTTTGGTAAACCTTTTCAACAAGGTTTTCAAGACCATCAAGTTCTTCAGGAGTTAAATTTTCGCCGCTTTTAACTTTGTTAAAAAATTGCCCAATAGTTTGATCCATTTCTTCTGCAGTATCTTTAGCTGCTTTAGAAAGGCTGTCAGCAAACTCAGTGCTGTCCCCAAGTGTTGCTAGCTCTTCGTTAACACGGCTAAACAACGCTTTAGAATCTGCGCTAAGAAATTTAATACGATTACGTCTGTCAAACTGACGAAGAGCGTTACCTATACCATAAAATTGTTTGCTAATAGCATTGGTACCAATCATTAATGCTTTGTAATTTTCTGCAAAATTTGCAAAAGCAGCATCACGAGTAAGTCCACCAACCTCTCCACTTTTTGTAATTTCACGAATGTTGCGAATACTACGCATAGTAGACATTGCAAGATCATCAATTATGGCTACAGGAACCATAATTTTATTTAGATTGTTTGAAATATATTCACCAAATTCAGCAGCATCAGTAAGAAGTGCAATTTTACGTAAAGAACTTCCTTCCCCTCCAAGCAAGGTTGCCAATTTACGAATAGCAATACCGTATTGCGCAGGAAGAATGTTCTTACGGGCATCTAGATGATCTACCATTGCTTTAACAAGTTGAGCGTTCTCAACAGAGCTGGTGTATTTACGAGCGTTAGTGCTGTAAATCTTGGTGGCGTTTTCAGCCAGATAAGTGCCATCAGCAGCGTCAGCATAAAGTAATTGACGCTCTTTATCTTGTACAGCATCAAAACCTTTTAAAAAGTCCTCTTGTGTTTTAGAAGTTTCAGTTGGATTTTGATTAATGCCTAGATCTTTGTTATTGTCTTCAATACTCTGTCTAGGAGAATAACCAATATCATCGTTAATAGGAGGAGCCGTTACAGCTTCACGTTCTGCTAGTGCATCAGTATCAATACGGATCTCACCATCATCAGTCTTGGTAAGTGGTACAACGTTCTGTATAGGTGCAGGTGCCTTAGGAAGTTTTACTGCTTGATCAACGGCCTCAGGGGCTCCAGCAGGCGCCCAAGGATCAGGCGTCATGCCTTCAGGAAACTCAGGAGTAATAGGTGCAAGACCGCCGTTATCAATAATTTTGTTTTGAATTTGATCTGTACGCTCAACAAACAACCTCATAAAGTCATCGTTGAGATTGTTAGTAGCTAGAACTGCTTCAGCTGCGTTTAGGAGATCTTTAAGCTCTCCATACGCTTCACCATACGCATCTTTAATG